CTAGGTCAGTGCCATCTTTTTTGTATACACCCTTTCTAGAGTAGTTGTAAATCTCTCCAGTCTTTGGGTTTTCATACTGGTAGGCGGCTCTAGATTTCTTAGGGTGACCCTTTGGTAGCAGGTCATTGTCTTGAGTATAACCGGAGTTAGAAGGCTTGCCAGTTCTTAGTAAAGTTAAAAATGCATTTACTCTAGCGATAGCCCATCCATGACGGCTCATTTTTGGGGCATGGCTAGTAGAATAAGCACCAGCGCCTCTGCGATAAACAGCCTTTAACATTCCAAGGCTAGCTTTGGAGCCTTTACCTTTAGCATTATGCTCTGCAACTTTTTTGGAAAGCTGAGCAGTCACTTCTTTGCTAAAAGTGATTTTACCACTGGGATTCTTAGCGCTGTCAGGTTTATTCTTTTTAGAACCTTTCTTTTGATCCTTTTTAGGAGCAGGCGTTCTGCGAGGATCTTTTGGGCCGGGCTTATCAGACTGAGCTTTTTTAAGTTCATCTTGGCTTGGCCTACCTTCTTTTTCAGTTTTGGCTGGCTTGTAGTTCTTACCCTCTCGCTCTTTCTTCTTGCGAATGTTTTCCCAAAGTCCGGGTTTTGCTTGTGACACATCCCAGTCTTCAATTTCAGAATCTTCATAATAAACCTCAGAAGCCTCGACGTATTCATCTTCTGCCGGTACATAAAAATTAGTTTCGTTTAACTCTTCTTCAGATCCATAATTATCAAAGTAATATTTTTCATCTGCTTGAGCTATATAATTTTTAGACATTGTTTACTCCTAAACTATTAAGTCTTGTATAACTTTGCCGCCGTCTACTATTTCTATAGGTCTATCTCCGGGAGCCATTAATTCTTTATCAGCGACGATACCAATTCTGTTATATATTGTTGCCGCCCAGTCTTCAACAGTAAGGGCATTTTCTTCTGGTTCACTTGCGGTTGCGTTCGATGATCCGTACACCATCCCTTTTTGTATTCCGCCTCCAGCCATAACCACGCTGAATACTTTAGGCCAGTGATCACGGCCAGCGTTTGCGTTAATCTTTGGAGTGCGACCAAATTCAGATGCTAAACATACCAATGTAGAATCTAACATTCCACGATCATCTAGGTCAGCAATTAGAGCCGCAAGACCTTGATCTAATGCGGGGACTTGTCTACGAATACCATTCTCAATACTGTCGTGCATATCCCAGCCACCATAAGTCAATGTTACAAATCTTGTACCAGCCTCTACTAACCTTCTAGCAAGAAGCATCCTAGCACCTGCGGTGTTTCTACCGTACCTATCTCTAGTAGCAGCATCTTCTTTGTTGATATCGAAGGCATCTCTGGCTTTTTCGCTAGAGATTAAGCTGTAGGCGCGGTCGTAGAAAGAGTCTACTGCGTCTAATGAATCTGACTTTTCTTTGCTGGCAAAATAATCATTTACCGCACCAAGCATTTTACGCCTTGTTCCAAACCTGTTGTCATTCACGTTGTTGGGAAGTCTAAGATCACGAACCTGAAAACCATCACTAGCTGGGTCAGAACCCAAGCTAAATCCAGAAAACGAGCTGCTTAAATATCCAGTGCCTGCAAACTCGTTAGGCTGATTGGGGATACAGACGTAAGGTGGTAAGTTATGACGTGGGCCAAACTCATGCGCAACCACTGAACCAATGGACGGATATTGGAGTGCTGGGCTAGGTCGATAGCCAGTAAACATATTATGTGTGCCTCGTTCATGAGCTGCTTCTCCATGTGTCATGCTACGAATGATGGTCATCTTATCTGTAACCTTAGCGGTCTTAGCTAGCATTTCATTTAATCTAATTCCCGGAACTACAGTCTCAATGCTAGACATTGGGCCTCTATATTCTAGTGGCGCGAATGGCTTAGGGTCAAAAGTCTCCTGATGAGCCATACCTCCGGGAAGATATATAAAGATTACACTTTTAGCTGGGCCTTCTATGCTCTCGTAAAACTTCTGATCAGCCTGAGCTTCTTGCATACGAAAGTAATCAGATAGAGAAATCCCTAGTCCTCCTAAGAATCCAACCTGCAAAAATGACCTTCGTCCTAAATTGTTTCCTCTACATTTCATTATAGTATTACCTTTGCTTCACCTTCCAATAAATATCTTGGTCTTCCACCGTTGTCAACACGTTGAGTGCTCTGTTCTATTCCAAAGTGGTCAAACAGCGTTGCCTGCAAGTCAAGTGGGCCTACAGGGTTTTCGATTGGGCTGTAAGATCTATCAGACGCACCGATAGTTCTGCCAGATTGATAATCTCCACCAGCCATCATCATTGGCGTAATAGCAGGCCAGTGATCTCTACCAGCATTGGCATTGATTTTTGTTCTTCCAAACTCTCCAGTTACCACAAGCAATACTTTATTACTTAGTCCTCGTTGATCTAAATCTTCTAAGAATCCTGCGATAGCCTTGTCGATGGGCGACACCCTTTTCTTAAGAGCGTCTGAAATATTGCTGTGCATGTCCCATCCGCCATAATGAAGAGTTACGAATTTTGTACCATGCTGCACAAGACGGCGAGCTAGTAACATTTGTTCGCCAATGTCGTTCGCTTTTTCTGACCCATACAGGGCTTTAGTTTGTTCCGTTTCTTTATCTGTCGCAAACGCATCTTTAGCTGAACCAAGAATAACATCATAAGCTTGACCTTTGTAAAACCCAACTGACTCAGCACCTGTTCCAGATATATCTTTAGCCGCTGAACCTATGGCTCCTAAGAGTTGTTTTCTGTTGCTGAATCTGTCGATTTCAATTCTTGGTGTGAGATTGTCTTTATTGGACGGATCAAATGGTTTAAATGCTCCACCCAACCAAGCACCTTCATCACCTTCGATTTTACCTTGTTTAACATAAGTTGGCACTCCATTCTGGGGGTGATTTGCACCATAGACAGCGGAAACAATAGAGCCAAAAGAGGGGTACTTGGCTATAGATGTAGTTGTTCTTTCTGGGTTATAGTGCCCAGTCATCATGAAGTGAGTACCTTGCCTATGAGATGAATCTTTATGACTAAAAGAGTTGACGACATTTAGCTTGCTTGTGTGTTTAGCTAGCTCTGTCCAGTCAGCGCCAAGAGTGATGTTTGTTTTTGGATCATGAATAGCTCCATTGATTGGCTGCCATTCAGTTGGAACTGTATCATTAGGGGCGTGGAATGTTTCAAACTGAGTTGGCCCTCCTCCAAGCCACACCCAAACAACGGCTTTATCTTCATACGACAGAGCATCTTGAGCTAAGGCGTAATCAGACAAACCAACAGCACTTAATCCAGCACCAATACTCCCCACTCGTAAGAAATTTCTTCTATCGTATATAAAGTCTAGCATTTTGATCTCCTAAATTCGTTGAGTTCTGAAATTGCAACATTGTGACAATCTGCTCGTACAACAAAATTATTTGAGGGGTCTATCTGCCCCTTCTTTAAATGTCGGGACTTCTCGAAGTATTCGTCGTGCCCAAGCCAACCAAGAACCCAAGCCCTTCCCCATCTTCTATTTTTGTTTTCTACTCTTACAAAGACATATCTATCACATTGCTGCTTTGTATTAAAATTAGCAACTGAGCAGTCGTAGTATGGCTTTGGTTTTGAGGTGCATCTCTTTGTTTTAACGTCGTACTTAGTTCCGTCGTTATCTACAATGTCGTAATCATAAGTGTTACTTATAGAACCTTCTATGACTACGTTTGCAACCTCTTCGCCAATGAAGCCAGCTATATTGCCATCCCCCTTCATGATGGAGTTCTTAATGACTCCCATCTCTCTGGATTTGGCCCATGCTCTTTTCTTCATGTCCTCTGTGATTTCTACTTGAATCATAGTATTTTCCTATCCCGGAGCCTCATAGTGGCCCACGCTAAATCCTTCTGCGGTGCATCTTTTCACAGTTTCGTCCATTCCGTGTTTTTTAAGGTGCTCCTCTATATATATACACATATTTTGGTCTGTGCCTTGCCAGTTGTTTTTATAAAAATGACAAAGCTTGTTGCACTTCCAGTGATTTCTTGAGTAAGACATTGGCTTTGGCTGTTGATTTCTGCTTATCTGTTGAAATCTTAGCTTTAACATCTCCAAAAATTTTTCTTGATCTTTTTTATCAAAGCACATGGAAAACGGCCCACCGTCTCTAATATAGAATATCGTCATAATTGACTGCTCATAGTCAGGAAATAGTTTTGATATTGCATAATTATATAGTAATAATTGGGGGTCTGAGCATAGCTTCTCATATGTCTTCTCTTCGCCCGTTGCCCAGTCAAGCCTTCTTCCTGTTTTCCAATCAACTACCTCAATTATACCATCGTCTACCTCAGTTACAAGATCTATCGTGCCTTTTATTGCCAAGTTTCCTGTAATTTTTTGTCCATCGGGCATTTCGTAGTCGAACTTAGCCCAATCTTCTTCTATCTCAATGTCAAAGTGTGGCTCAGCGGCAACAATCTTTCTGTTTCTAGGATCAAAAAGCCCATTGTTATATTCAATCGCTTCCCAAGTCAACTCTTTGCAGAATTTATAATCTGACTTAGTATACTTATGAGTGCAGTTACTAGTATACCAATCAAAACTTTGCTGCAAAATATCGTTTACAAAATCCTCACTTTTTAGTTTTTTGCGGTTAAACTTTATATCGCCAAGTGCATCGTCAGCAAGTAGCATCTTCTTGCCGTCCTGCTGTAGGTGTTGACAGCCCGCTAGCACCTCCATAACTTTGTGAACCACAGTTCCAAGCTGAGCTTTTTTGCCAGAGGTAGATTGGTGGCCAAGCACGTAAGTCAGAAAATATTGCATCTGACAATACGAGTAGTTATTAAAACTTGAACTTCTTATGTAAGTCACTAACATGTGATCTCCAGTTCGCTATAAATTTTAGCTAGAGCATTAAACAGACTAGTCATGTCTGTATTATTGACCACGTAGTCAAAGTTGCTCCAGTCGTAGTTTTCTTTATCAAGAGCGTTTTCGCTTGAGTGACTATCCTGAGTAAACTCTCTAGTTAGTCTTATTACTTTGCCTCCAGCATCCTTTATTGATTGAACCTCGTTCGGGAATCTTACATCCGCTATTATGGCTAAGTCACTCTTTTCTCTGGTTATGGTTTTAATTGCATATTCTACCCAAACATTATTGTACATCTTTCTCATAACGTCAGTTCCAAAATACTGCAATAACTCTCTGGAGGTCATGGCTCCTCTATTCTTATTAAGACTACTATTGCTCCAAGTGGGAACGTCCTCCCACATGACTTTTGTCTGCGTATTCTTGTCGTCATCAGTACCGTATACTTGGCTTCTAGTGAGACCGAAAAACTCCATGCACAACAATTTCAAGCCGTCAGCAAAGCTATACAATTTTACATGAGGCCACATGTTATGATGGGCATATTCAACAAAAGAAGAATCTTTTCTGGTAACATCTAAAAGTCCATACTCCTCATCTCCTTCAACGTCCGTCTTAATTACAAGCCCACCATTGTTGTCGATGTTAAAATCTTCTACCATGCCCATCTTCTTTAACACTAGGCCGTGAAGATAGTTTGCAGCAGTGTTTTTGCCAGCTTGTTTCTTTCCAGATATTCCAATTATATTCATTAATACATGCCTTTTAGTTGAGGTAACACGCTTGTTTTTATATCTTCTACAGACATATCTCCAACATCTTTTCTAGATAGCCTTGGGAATACGACTTTGAACATTCTACTCATATCCCTTTGTATTTTCATCTTCGCTTCTCTTCCAGCCTGATCGTTGTCCGTAAGCACAACCAGCTTGGTGATGCCGCTTTTTTCAAGGATGGACTTCTGTACTGGGCTTACTGATTTACCAAATATACTTATGGCATTTTCAACGCCGGCTTCGTAAAGTTTCCAGACATCCCCTTGACCTTCAGTTATAAACAGGCAAGACTTTTCTTGCGCTTTTTGTATGGCTCTATGATAATTGTAAAGGTATTTGTTTTTATTAAACCCTCTGGTAAAAAGAAATTTAGGCTTCAAAAAGCTCTGCATTGATCTACCTATGTAGGCTACAACCTTTTCACCATCTAACGAGTGTACTGGTATAATGGCTCTAGACACCATAGAAGATCTCTTTTGTACACAATCACCCACTTGGAAATGAAGCAATGTAGAGTCTGCAAAGCCTCGTGACTGAAAGTAATCCGAGGGGTGCATGACGTTACAATCTATCTGAACTTCCTGATCGTCGTATGAGGGGCTGTCCTCTTTGGAGAACATCTTGACCATAGAAACAAACTGGTCATCTTCTTCTTGCTTTTCTACATGCACAGACTTATTATCTATATTCAGTATTTTACAAGCCCATTTAAGTGCA